AGATTGGAGGTTTATCCCCCAGGGGCTTTAAAAGATGATGTCCCGAGGGCACTGTTCGTACATTGGAGAAAAGCTACTTCCCCAGAACCCCTCTTTGTGGTCTGTCATCAACTCAAAATTATCCCCATCTTCTGTACTGGTTGGAACGGTGCCATAACGTGTTTTCGCGAAGCGGCCCATCAAAGTGTTGACCAACACGCTGCCAAATTTTAATTCTTTTATCTGGTCAGAGAAATCGATGACTTCGCTTGTGCTGCAGTTTCCACGCTTTGCGAGAGCTAAGGTAACGTCGGCTTCTGTTGGTTGTTCCTCTGTGGAGTATACGTCGCTGCAGATGAGTGGCTTTCTCTCTTCGGCTTGGGTGTGCTCATAATGGAATGGTGCAATGTTGACCAAGCTACATGCGGCGTTGATAATTGGATTGTCTTTGTAGTGAACTAACCCTTTCACCACGCCAGTGACGTGATTCCAACCGCGCGCTTCGATGCTTTCTTGTCTAGGTCCAATAAAATCACCTTCCGTTCGACCAAAGTTTCGGAGTACAGATGCTGGGCAAACCATTGCCGTGCATCGCCCGTTTCGGTTTATCATGAAGTGTGACAAAAATGTGCCCTGCTCTGAGAATTTGACTTCTTTGATTTCCACGTTGAACCCAATTGAAAGACCTGCATTTTTAACGCCGACGAGTGAGCACATGTATCCGAAGCACATCATTGGGTATGTGTTGAATGATGTGGTGCCAATACAACCGGAGGGCATGGTTATGCCGAGCGTGTTCTTCAGGATGAAAGTCTCTTTGATGTTGACGGGGTTCACTCCTTTGATGGGTTTCATGCATTGGTCAAACACGGTGTCGTGGTACGTCTGGTTGGCCATCAATGCTTGTGCTATGGCCGCGAAGACGCAGGGTCCGTGAGTTGCATCGCATGACACTACGTCACCCTCGTACTCTTTCATTTCACCCGTTGTGCAGTCGTATACGTATGTGTCGTCGCCGTGGCATAGGGTTGCAACGCCTTTATTTTCTAGCGCAAACCTGTAACTCGCCTCACAAATCTCGCCCAAGTGCTGTTTCTCATCTTCTCCGAGGATAACGCTTGGATATAGCAAGGCTGTTCCCATCCATGGCGTGTTTGGGTTTGGTGTTGCTTGAGAACCATGGCATGAGTGGAAGCCACTCTTGTTCCAAACGAACGTTGCCCCGAGGTGTTGTTTAAACTTGCACATGAACTCGGGACGTGCATCAGCCCACGCGCGGCCCGGGATAGCTATATAGCAGCGGCCAAATTTGATTTTAGCTTGCAATTCACCATCGACACGCACCTGCTTTGTTTTGCATATTTCACCCTTCTTGAAACCGATCACGTTGTATGGTTTTTCAAACGCCTGTGGGGCTTCGATGATATCTTCCATGATTTGTGTTCGCATAGCTACTTTCGCTCCAATTTTGAGTATATATTCTGGAAGGTTGGTGAGCATGTCGTCGCGCTCAAGTTGTGCCGCGATGTTAGCATTAAGTGCGTCCAGGAATGGTTGGATGATGGTTAGCGTTCCGTTGTTTGGAGTATACCAGTTCTGCCATAATTTCTTCTTCAGGAGCCATGCATCTATGGCTGGGCTCTGGAACATTGCGCGTTGTCTGACTTGTAGCTCGTGGGCGTTATTGTGTTCATCTAGGGTGAGACGCAACAGGGCTTTTTCGAACTCTTCCGTTGTCGGATTGACCATAACACCCGGGTTTGCAACAGAGAATATGGTTGAGCTGTACCCTTGTAATAATCGGCCTCGTGTAGGGAAGCGTATATATCCGTTCTTGTATGTCACGCCATGTGTGCTCCGTTGGAGCTCCCAACGACCTGAGCATTTGAAAATGGGATTTTCGCTGCTACCGTAGTCGCTGGAGGATCCATGATACCCTCTCCAGGCTTGGCTTGAGTTGATCTCGTGGTGATACATCCCTGGTGGTATACGGCCGGTTGCTATTAAAGTGCTCGCTTGTGCTCCGATGACATGCTCCACGTCCTTGTCGAGCACAACGCGTTTATTCTGAATGTACGCGGTGCTCTGCTTGATGAGAGTGTTCATGCGGGTTTCATTTATGACCCAAAGCTCAATAAAATGGAGATATGTTGCATTTACGATTTTGAAGGGTATGGTTGGTACTTCTTGCATCATACTGAATAGCAAAGCTCTGGCTTGCATGTCTGTGAATTTCGTTGATAACTTCTTTTTCATGAAGGTTTCTAGTAGTCCTTGGGATATAGCCGCGCGGGTGCGCCCTGGAGTGGTGTTGTAATGAACGTCGCTGGGGGCTACGTCATATATGTAATCGTAGATCTTCCCGGGAGCGTTATTTAGTGTCGTAAACCAGTAATAATCTTTGGCTGTGTATGTCACTGTTGCCATAATTAGGTCATTGTCTTTTTCACATGGTTCGCTGTCGTAC